TATGAAGGCTTTCAAGACAACAATCTTGGCTACCGATTCCGTTATTACAGCCCAAGCCTGACGTTTGGTGATAGCTCACGAATCAAGATCCTTAAAAAATTAAAGCCTACATTGGTAGGTGCAAACAACTCTGTCGTTTTTATGAAGTGGGCGTATGACTTTGATACGACATATGCGACATCAGAATTTACCGTGGGCACACAGCTTACGGGATCTTTTGGTGAAAGCGAATACACCACTGTTGAGTTTACCGGCGGACAACTTACTAACCAGCGCAGTATTAATACAACAGGATATGGCACCAGTGTTCAGGTAGGTCTGGAATCAGAGATTGATGGATCACCCTTATCACTACAAGAAATTAACGTAATGGCTTTGATAGGTAAGCTACTTTAATCGGGAGATAACAATGATTTTTCCAACAGTACAAGCGCCTGCGACAATCCAAGAAGATCCTAGCGCTCTCGATCAAATATTTGGAGGGTTGTTAGGTGCTGGACAATCTATTTTGTCTTCCCCTGATGCGCTTACGGGTATTGCTGGCGGCTTGCTAACAAGAGAAGCGTATGATCGCCTAAGTAATATTGGTGAGCAGGCTAAACGTGAGGCTATGAGCCTTGCAGAGCGCGGACAAAGAGAGTCTGAGTTTAGACCGTTTACGGTAACTACTCCCACTCAGGCAATGTTTAGTGCAAGGCCAACAGAAGACGGCCTGCAAATTGGCATGGAGTTATCCCCTGAAGAGCAGGCATTACAACAACAACTGCTTGGCGGTGCTGGCGGGTTCTTTGGTCAAGCAATGACGCCTACGCAAGCGCGTGAACAGGCCGTATTTGATCGTATACGGGCTACACAACGTCCTGATGAAGAGCGTCAGAGGCTTGCATTAGAAGAACGACTTTTATCACAAGGTCGGCTAGGAACATCATCAGCAACCTATGGCGGCGGTACTCCCGAACAGTTAGCGTTAGCAACAGCGCAAGAAGAAGCTCGCAATCGGGCTATGTTGACTGCAATGCAACAAGCACAAGCAGAGCAGGCGCAACAAGCGGCTTTGGGTGGTCAATTATTAGGTGCTAGTTTCTTGCCACAACAACAGTTAATTGAAGCTACTCGCCCGGGCTTAATTCAACAAGAACTTGCACAGCAGGCACAACAGTTTGGTACAGGACTCTTTGGTGAAACTGCGCTGTCTGGTATCGAAGCACAGCTACTGCAAGAACAGGCACGGGCTAACCTGCTGGGCGGGATCGGTAGTAACCTAATTACGGGTCTTATGAACCAAAAAAGAGCAGCAGCTAGTCAAGGCGGCTCCGGTGGTGGTTCGGGGCTAGGTGGTTTGTTTGGCGACATCGTTGATAACCTTGGCAGTGTAGGGTCAGGAATCGGACGACTCTTAGGAATTGGAGATTAATCATGGCTAGGTTTTCACAATCATTTTTACGGTCATTAACACAGCCCTCATTTCAAGAGGGGTTGTTTACTGCGGCTAGGCAGTTAGGTGGGCTTAGAGGTCAGTTAGAGCAAGAGCGTGGTGCGATGCAGCGCTTTGACCAATTAAGCAGGGCCACCGGCCAGGCTCAAGCATCTGCTTTGTCTGGTGATCCTAATGCGCTTGCCTTGAACATTAGGCGTTTAGAAGAGATTAGAAATGCAGCTCCTACACTTGAAGAAAAACGAGCGATTGATTCACGTATTAGTCAATTAAGAAGTATGGCTCCTGCCGCAAAGCAGGCTGGATTGAAGCGGGATATCACTGCGGTATCTCAGATTGATAATGTGCTTGATGGTCTTGATGCGCGAACAGACATATCGGAGCAACAGAAGTCAGAGTTAAAAGAGTCTTTGACGTTACGCAAGAACCAGCTTCTTGATAACCCAGAAATCGAGCAAGGGTACAGACAAGATCAAGTCAATGCGTTTCAGTTTGAACAGCAAGAGCTTGCTATGCGTGAGTCACAGTACATAAGAGACAACGCAAAAACATTTTTAGATGCCATAGAAACCGGAGATCAGTCTCAGGTTGATGCCGCAAAAAAGGCAGTTCCAGACGAATTCAGATTGGCGGTTGATAAGTACATTACCGGCGCAATGAGAAACAACGAAATCAATCGAGAGTTTAAAGAGCGTTCAATCGCTATGCGCACAGCGCCAATGACTGAGGCTGAATTGAAAACCATTGTCGATCAATTGCCAGAGGATGTAAGAGATAACGTAGCCCCTATTGTTGAGCAGTATAAAAAAGCGGCAAAAGGCTGGAATTCTTCTACTGGGCAATGGACAACAGACGGACTTAACAAAGCAAAGGCCGCAGAAAAGGCGCTTCAAAATAGGGTTGCAACACTTACAGATCAAGTTCTTTTGCGCGAACTAGATACAGAGCGAGATCAAGAGCTAAGAACAGAAAGAGATGTTCTCAAGCTTGAGTTACAGCTTGCGGCTCCTCTTGATCGAATGGAAGTTAAAGATGAAGAGATGCGTCTCGCAGGCCAAGACAAAAACAAGATAACTCCAGAGATTACCGCACAAGCAAAACAAAATGTTCGCAATGCGAGAGATTCTGCAATTCTTGATCAGATGGCGATTCTCAATGAGGAGCGAGCAACTGAGTTAAGGGAAGAGATGCTTGAAAAGCCAAAGCCTTCTCAGGCCGCTATAGACGCGTTGATGGCCAACCCTGAATTGGCTTCTGATTTCCAAGAAAAATACGGATATTTACCTGAAGATTTTGATGCCCCTGTTAGTGCAGATGTTGGTGCTGGAGTAGGATTCTTGAGGTCTCTTGGCGATAGAGACAGAGCATCTCGTCAAAAAGAAGAACAAGTGTCAACTCAAACTGCTACAGGCTTTACGCCAAGACTGTTTGATCTTTAATTTTGGCGAGGGATAAAGATGAGCAAAGCAAACTACTTTGATCGGTTTGACGATACTGCAGTTTCATCTGCCGGATTAAGTCTTGGCGACAATTATTTTGATAGATTTGATACAACAACAACTGAGTACAGTGCTGTTCGCTCTGGGGCCGTTGACTTCCTAGAATCTGCTTTGGGTGTGGGCGATGAGCTAGATGCCGCTATACGTGTGCTTTCTGGTGAGGCTGACAGTTACAGCCAAGGCATACAACAATCTCGCGCAGAGCTAGACGCTTTTGAAAGAGCCAATCCTGGGGCATCTACACTAATTACAGCAGTTGGCTTTGGTGCTGGATTATTTGTTCCTGGCGCTGGTCTTGCCAAGATCGCTCAGACAGGTAGTAAGTTAGATAGGGCTTTCAAAGTAGCTACCCTTGGTGCCGCTGAAGGTGCCGCGTATGGATTTCTTAGCGGTAGAGATGAAGGTCGTTTAGAAGGTGCCGCACTAGGGGCTGGCCTCGGTGCCGGTCTTGGCGCTGGAGCCTCTTTGTTAACTCGTAACGCTGATGAGATTGCCGCCGCAACCAAAAAAGCGAAGCGTCAACGTGTAGGCAAAGAGGGTGGATTTATTGGCGGTGAAGAAGGCTTTGCGAATGTAGGCCGTGCGGGTAGAGGGGGATCTGCCACTGATGCCAGCTTACAAAAGCGAACCAACACTACCATCCTTGATGGTGACGGCATTGAAGACAATATGGGTAAAGCCTCAAGGACGATAGGCAATATCCTGCTAGGAACCAAAGAGTGGACAGCCAAAAACGTAGGTGCCAGAGCCGCTCGTCTCATCGAAGACTCTGAGATTATGGTTCGTCATGAGCTTAACGAGATTGACAATATATACAACGATACGTTTGCTGGTGCGGCTAAGGTGTTTGATGACAATCCAGCACTAAAGAAAATGCTCCTTCAGATAAACAGGAGCCTTGACGATAAGGCTGTTTCTTGGGATCAGGCAACGGCGGTAGCAAGAACTGCCGAAGAAAAACAAGCCGTTAAGTTGATGCGAGACCAAGTAAAGGTTCTTCAGGACTTAGATATTGTTAAGTTTCCTGATGGCGACTACATGCCAACGATTGTCACGGGCAAGGATAAAAAAGCTTTTGGCGTTAACGACTACGCAAACCCTGTCGAAGCACTAAAGCAATACGCAAAAGATGTTGCTACGGCACGAGCAGTGGCCAAGAGATTCAATATTGATATCGATAAGATCAATGTAAAAGAGGATATGGCTTCGCCAAAAAGCCGTATTGATGTGATCTTCAAAAGGATAGACAAGGCCGCAAAAAAAGAGCTAGGGAAGGCGGGCAATGCCGAAGCTATTCGCAGTAACCTACAGGATGCTCTTCGATCTACACTGATTAC